GCTGACTGGTTGGTTGCTGCTGAATTTCTCCGCTACGGCGGACAACTCGCAGTTGTTAGAGCAGCAACTGGAGTTCTAAATGCTACCAAAAGTGGCACTGGTGTTCTTATCGGTGATAAGGATGCTTTCGATGCTGGCGTAACTTCCGAGAAGTTCGCTGCTCGTTACGCTGGTGCTGACGGTAACAACCTTCGCGTTGTAATCGTTGATCGTGGTGCTGATTGGGTTATTACAACAGCATCTGCTCATGGTCTAGTTGCTGGTGGAACATATACCGATGATGCTGCTGTATCATATGAAGTATATGCTGCTCCAACCACAACAACTCTACACGTTGTTGGAACAACTACTCCAACTCCTGCTGCTGGAGACACCGCAGTTGCTTGGGATTACAACTCACAAGCAATCGGTTCAACTGGTCTAACATATAAGGCAATTGCTCCTCGTCCTGGCACTTCAGCATTTGCTGCTGAGCGTTATCTTTCATATGACGAAGTTCATGTTGCTGTTGTTGACGAATCTACAAATACAGTTGTTGAGAGAATGACTTATCTCTCAAAACTAACCGATGCTAAGACCGCAGAAGGTGCTTCGTCTTACTGGAAAGATTATGTCAATGCGTATTCAGGTTATGTTTATGCTGGTGCTGCTCTCACTGATGTAACCACAGTTGGTGAAGATCCTGGTGCTGCAGCAGCATCTTATGGTGCTACTTCTGCTGCTCCTCTTGCTCTAGCAAGAATCTTACCTACCGCAGGTGGTTCTCTATCAGGTGGTACTGATGACTACGCATATTCTGCTGGTGAAATCCAAGCAGCATATGACGAGTTCCTAGACACCGAACAGACCACGGTTGATTTTGTTCTCATGGGTGGCGACGCTGCTAACGAGACCGACACAATCGCTAAGGCACAAGCAGTTGCTGCTGTTGCTAATAGCAGAAAAGATTGTGTTGCTTTCATCTCACCTTGGACTGGAACTCAGGTCGCAACTTCAGGCGGCACTGCTCTAACTCCAGCAGCACAACTAGCAAACACAATCGCATTCTTTGATAACATTGGTTCTTCTTCCTATGTTGTTTTAGACAGCGGTGTCAAGTATACCTACGATCGTTTCAACGATAAGTATCGTTATGTTGGTTGTAACGGTGATGTTGCTGGTCTCTGTGTTTCAACTTCAGCATCTTTAGATGACTGGTTCTCACCTGCTGGTCTAAATCGTGGTGGTCTTCAGAACGTTGTAAAACTAGCGTTCAATCCTAACAAGGCACAGCGCGATGATCTCTATACCAATAGAATCAACCCAATCGTTTCTCTTCCTGGTTCTGGTCCTGTACTATTTGGAGACAAGACTGGTCTTGCTTCACCTAGCGCATTCGACAGAATCAATGTTCGCCGTCTCTTCCTCAATGTTGAGAAGAGAGCAAAAGCACTTGCTGAAGGCGTACTCTTTGAGCAAAATGATAGTGTAACCCGTGGAGCATTTGCTGCTTCGATGGGATCATATCTACAGGAAATCCAAGCACGTAGAGGTCTAACTGACTATCTCGTCGTTTGCGATACAAGCAACAATACTCCTGAAGTTATTGACAGAAACGAGTTTGTTGCTGAACTCTACCTCAAGCCAACACGCTCTATCAACTATGTAACAGTTACAGTTACTGCTACAAGAACGGGCGTCTCGTTCGCTGAAGTCGTCGGTAGATGATAATTAGTTATAGAGAAAAAATCAACGAGGTAAACACAAATGGCACTGTCTAACGTAAGTCAGTTTTTACAAACTATCGGTCAGGGCGTAAAGCCCAACATGTTCCTTGTGGACATTCAATTCCCTGATTCACTCAAGAAAGGTGGTGAGGATCTAAATCTTACAAATATTCTTTGTAAGTCAGCAGCACTCCCAGGTTCAAACCTAGGTGTTATCGAAGTTCCTTTCCGTGGTAGAACAGTCAAGATCGCTGGTGATCGCACCTTTGATACTTGGACCGCTACCTTCTTCAACGACAAGGATTTCAAACTCCGTGCGTTCTTTGAAGAGTGGGCAAACAACATCAATACTCACGAAGCAAACACCGCTCCTCTCTTTACTCCATCAACCACTTCTGGTTATATGGCAGATTTAAGAGTTGATCAACTGGAAAAAGATTCCAGCACTGAAGGCGCTGTTCTCAGAAGCTACACTCTCAAGTATTGCTTCCCAACCAACGTTTCTCCTATCGATCTTGCTTATGACAGCAACGATCAGATTGAAGAGTTCACCGTTGAGTGGCAGTATTCTTACTTCACTGCTGCGGCAGGAACAAGAGATGGCGTTTCTAGCATTGGCGTAGAGTGATAAATAGTTGAACGCTCAACTGTTTGAATTATAATCATGAGTCAGTTATTTGGCTTCCAGATTAACAGAAAGGAGGGACAGAAGGGGCAATCCCCTGTCCCTCCTTCTGCTGATGAACCCATCGCCGTCGCCGCTGGTGGGTATTATGGAACGTATGTAGATACGGATAATCAAGCTCGTAATGAGTTTGAGATGATCCGTCGTTATCGTGATATGGCAATTCACCCTGAGGTGGATAGTGCGGTGGACGAAGTTGTTAACGAATTTATTGTTAGCGACGCTTACGATAGTCCAGTAGAAATCAACCTAGACAATCTAGAAGTTGGTGCTGGAGTAAAGAAAAGAATTAGAGAAGAGTTTGATTATATCAAGCGTCTCCTCAACTTTGACAATCGCGCACATGAGATTGTTAGAACTTGGTATATCGACGGTAGACTATTCTACCACAAAGTAATCGATCTAGATAATCCAAAGAAAGGTATTACGGAACTTCGTTATATTGATCCAATGAAGATCAAGAAGGTCCGTCAAAAAATTGACAATACTCCAAAAGATTCTCTAGCGAAAGCAGCAATCAAAGGCACGGCGCTTGAGTATGAATATGGTACGTTTGTTGACTACTATCTTTACAACCCGAAGGGATTTTACAAGGGCGGTGTTCTTGGACCAATTGGTGATATGTCTCTGTCACAAGGAGTGAAGATGGCAGTTGACTCGATCACCTTTGTTCCTTCTGGTCTCCAAGATCTAAACAAAAGAATGGTTCTTGGTTTCCTCCACAAAGCGATCAAGTCTCTCAATCAACTCCGCATGATTGAAGACAGTCTTGTTATCTACAGATTGTCCCGTGCTCCAGAGCGTAGAATTTTCTATATCGATGTAGGCAATCTACCAAAGGTAAAAGCGGAACAATACCTACGCGATGTAATGTCTCGCTATCGCAATAAGCTAGTCTATGACGCACAGACTGGTGAGATGCGTGATGACAAAAAGCATATGAGTATGCTGGAAGACTTCTGGCTTCCTCGTCGTGAGGGTGGTAGAGGAACTGAAATCACTACACTCCCAGGCGGTCAAAACCTTGGTGAACTCAAGGATGTTGAGTATTTCAAAAAGAAACTTTACAACTCACTCAACCTACCACCTTCCCGCCTTACGGATGACAACAAAGGGTTTAATCTTGGTAAGACCACAGAAGTTCTCAGGGATGAACTCAAGTTTACTAAGTTCATCGGTCGTCTCCGCAAGCGTTTCAGCGAACTATTCGACGATGTTCTCAAAACCCAACTAATTCTAAAGGGTATCATTTCACCCGAAGATTGGGATGACATGAAGGAGCACATCCAGTATGACTATCTCTTTGATAATCATTTCAACGAACTAAAAGAAATTGAAATGATGAACCAAAGAATGATGTCTGTTACTCAGATGGATCCATTTGTTGGAAAGTATTTCTCTGTCGAATATGTTCGTCGTCATATTCTTGGTCAGAAAGACAAAGAGTTTACTGAGATGGATAAGCAGATGCGTAAAGAAATTGCTTCTGGTCTTGCTATTGATCCAGCACAGACAAATATGTTGGATACCATGTCTCAACAAAACACAGCATTTGGTCCTGAAATTCAAGGAATACAAGCAGACGATGCTGCGGAAAGAAACGAACTTGCTGCTGATAATGCTGCAGACAGGGAGGTCAAACAAGCAAAGGCATTGCCTAAACCTTCCGCATCTAATAAATAAATTATACTGAATTGTTATTATGTCAGAACAAAATGAAGTAAATCTTACGCCAGGTGTCGTCAATATCGTTGATAAGATCAGCGATAACGATAGAGCATCTGCGATTGATGCTATTCATGATCTGCTTTTTGCCAAGGCATCTGATGCTATGGCGCAATATAAACAGATTGTTGCGAATACATTCTTTGATGAACCTACCGAAACAACGACCGATGAAACTGATAACGGAACAGATTGAAGACGTTCGTATCCTTACTGAGGAAAAGGACGGCAAGAAACTTCTTTATATTGAAGGAGTTTTTCTTCAGTCAGAACTAAAGAACCGCAATGGACGCATGTATCCTTTTGAAGTTCTCAACCGCGAGGTAGAGAGATACAATGAGGAATATGTAAAACCAAAACGCGCTCTTGGTGAACTCGGTCATCCTGATGGTCCAACTATCAATCTTGATAGAGTATCACACAGGATCACAAGTCTTCGCGCTGAAGGACATAACTTCATCGGTAAGGCACAAATCCTAGATACGCCGATGGGTAATATCGCTAAGTCTCTACTTGGCGAAGGTGTACAACTTGGCGTTTCTTCCCGTGGTATGGGAAGCATCGAAAAACGCGAAAGTATTTCCGTAGTCCGTGATGACTTCATGCTCACCACTGCTGCTGATATTGTAGCAGATCCTTCCGCACCTGACGCATTCGTCAATGGTATCATGGAAGGTAAAGAGTGGGTTTGGGATAACGGAATTCTCAAGGAAGCAAAAGTTGATAAATACCGCAGATACATCGACGAGTCTCGTCGTGATCTAGAAGCGAGAACACTCAGAGTGTTTGAGGATTTCCTCGGAAAACTCTGATTTATAAATAAACTTAGAATAATTATACGGAAATTACGAGGTAAACTCAAATGTCAGATATGCTAAACGAAAAATTTGAGGAGTTCGTTACCGAGCAAAAGGTGATTGTAGAAGCTGGCGATCCAATGCCAACGGTTTCTGCTAAC